TGACTTCTGCAAAGTTCTAGCGTATAATAGTATTATGATTAGATATACTGTAGAAGATTGCCTTGAATTATTAGTTGGAATACAAGACTCTCCATCTGATAAATTTACTGTTAGAAATGAAGACTACTCAATTCTAACTAGTATAGCCCGTCAAGTTTTTAAAGGAACTGGGCTAACTGATAGACAGCACGAACTAGTTAAGACTAAACTATTATCTTACAAGGATATGTTTAGTCATAACTTAACAGAATCTATTAACACATTACGTATTCCGCTGAGAGAACTTAATAGAGAAAAATCTATTACAATAACTTCTAAATTTGGTCCGTTAGATGCTGAAACGTTTATTGCTATTCGTTTTATTTTTAATAAACGATTATTAAGTAACATAGAAAAAGTAAAATCTGCCTCTACTGGACACAGCTATGATAGTATTGATAAAATACATTACTTTCCATTTAACGAGCGTAACGTGCTTTGTGTTGTACAGCATTTCAAAAATAGTAACTTTGATATTCAACCGGAGTTACTAACATATTTTGACAAAGTAGAGAAAATGAATAATAACAAGGAAGAACACATACCGGGGATTTATTCCTTTAAGCTAAAAAACTTAACTGATAAAGCTATTAAGTTTATGATATCGTCAATAGGCGAACCGTCAAAAGATAACTTAGCAATATATAATGATCGAAGAAATCAATTAGGGTTACATCATTTTGAGCAAGAAGAGCTAGAGCAAAGTTTAAATGCGTTGACTGTATTAAGTAAAAATATTGTAACTAGAGAAGCACACAATGTATTAATACCGCCTTCGGTTTATCCGATAGAACGAGTACTAGAGAGTTTACTAGAATTAAATAGACTTCCGTTATTAGTAATATTACCACATGACACTCCTTTAGACGGATTAATAGCAGTACACAAGGGCCTAACTAATATACTCTTTAATGAAGATATGAGTGTACTCTTTAGAACAGATAATCATAGTAATCGAGAATTTAATGAATTTGTTACAGACAAGCAATTAAATAATCCACTTGACAATAATACAAAAGTAGTGTATATTAATAATAATAAGTTTCCTAAGCCTTTACTAAAAAGCACTTGGAAGCCTAGTGCAGTATTAACAATAGGAAGTCAGCGGTTGAATACGAAAATAAATGATTACATAAATCCTTTAGATTTAATCATCCATTATGATACGGCGTTAAGTCCGTTTAATCGAATTAGGGTTCAAAAACTATAGTATGACAACATGTAAACTAATTATAGAAGATGAAGTAAATATTAGGCTTGAAGGAGTTGAAGTAGACGTGCGCCGACAACTTGCAAACGCATTAAAGTTTGAAGTGCCTTACGCAAAGCATATGCCTCAATTTAAACTCGGACGTTGGGACGGCAAAGTTGCTTTCTTTGGAATAGGCGGCAGTGGATATGTCAATCACTTAGACGTAGTACAACGAGTACTAGAAAAGAATAAAGTGCAAATTGCAGACATTGACGATCGAAGAATCCCAGTTAACTTAGACTTTACTCCAGTTACAGAACGCTATTGGGCAGACCAAGGTGTATGTTGGCCCGAAGGTCATCCTGTAGAAGGCACCGAAATTATATTGCGTGACTACCAAGTAGAAGCTATTAACAACTTCCTTGACCATCCACAGAGTTTACAACAGATTGCTACTGGCGCTGGTAAAACAATTACAACAGCAACACTATCACACATCACTGAGCCGTATGGTCGTAGTTTAGTTATTGTTCCAAACAAATCACTTGTTGTACAAACCGAAGAAGACTATATTAACTGTGGCCTTGACGTAGGTGTATACTTCGGCGACAGAAAGAACTTAGGTAAGACTCATACTATTTGTACTTGGCAAAGTTTAAACATACTTGACAAAAAGCATAAGGACGGCAGCGCAGTACTAAGCCTTGCAGAGTTTCTAGACGGAGTGAGCACAGTTATTGTTGACGAAGTACACATGGCTAAAGCAGAAGTATTAAAAAACTTACTTACACGCAACTTAAAGAACGCTCCAATACGTTGGGGACTAACTGGTACTGTGCCTAGAGAAAAGTTTGAATTTGAAAGTATACATGCTAGTCTAGGTCCGGTCATTGGACAAATTAGTGCTAAGTCGTTACAAGACAAAGGAGTACTATCTAAATGTCACGTCAACGTATGTCAACTAATTGATACAGTTGCACATTCAGACTACCAAAGCGAATTAAAGTATCTAACAACTAACGAAGAAAGATTAACATATATTGCTAAGATGCTAAATCAAGTTTCGCAAACAGGTAATACACTAATACTAGTAGACAGGATTAGTGCAGGACAAATGTTAGCAAGTCTAATACCTAATAGTACATTTGTAAGCGGAGCAGTAAAAGTAAAAGATAGAAAAGAAACTTATGATACGATTAAGGAAGGAACTAATGAAGTTATTATTGCAACGTACGGAGTTGCCGCAGTAGGGCTTAACATACCACGTATCTTTAACATGGTTCTTTTAGAACCTGGCAAAAGTTTTGTAAGAGTAATACAGTCAATCGGACGAGGCGTTCGTATTGCAAAAGACAAAGACTTCGTTCAAATATGGGACTTGACATCAACATGCAAGTATGCGAAGCGACATCTAACTCAGCGTAAGAAATTTTACAAAGAAGCAGAGTACCCGTTTACAATCGAAAAAATAGACTGGAACTAAAGGATATACATATGAGAATTTTAACATTAGAAGACAAGTGTTTTTCACTAACAAACTTACCAGACGAACTAGACGAAGATATAAGATTTTCAGTATTAGATAATAGTGATCCAAAAGATCCTGATTTCTTTTTTATTCCATTAATTTTCTTAGAAAGTTTTAATGCACCTGCAATGGTTTTAGAAATTAACGGCAACGAAATAATGATGCCACTTGATTGGTCGATTGCAGTAGGGGACACTGAGTCAGGTATGGACTTAGAAGTATTACCGTTAACAAGTATTAACAATAGAGGGTTTGAAGCGTTCCTCTTTAATCCACTATCAAGTTATAAATTTGACTTTGCAGAAATTAAAATTACTAACTTTTACAATGATGTAAAATGGTATTTTCCTAAAGTTAAAAATGGACAACTACTAAGTGTGCCCATTACTGAAGGAAGCAAACCTCAGTGTGCATATTTCATTAAAGAAATATCACGACAATCTGAAACTATAGACTATGGTATGCTATTATAAAGGAGAGACTAATGGGAATCAAAGCAGGCAAAATATGGGGTGGAACAGAACTAATACATGCAAATGGAGCATTAGAGTTTCACCGTATTGAATACAATGCAGGATTTAAATGTTCAGAACATGAGCACCAATTTAAATGGAATGGCTTTTACGTTGAATCAGGTAAGATGATTGTACGTGTATGGCAAGACGATCAAGGACTAGTAGACGAAACTATTCTTGAAGCTGGTGATTTTACGCAAGTAAAACCTGGCAAAATTCACCAGTTTGAAGGTTTAGAAGACGGTGTCGCTTTTGAACTATACTGGGCTGAATTCAATCACGACGATATTGTTCGTCGTACTAGCGGCACTGAAATAAAATAAGGAGGAGAATATGTTTAATATTTTTAAAGATGTCGATAAGAGTATGCTAATGAAACTAGTAGCACTTCACGTAATCGTTATTACAGTTTCAAATGCACTAGTAGGAATTCCAGTAGAAATTTTTGGAACTAAACTTACTTGGGCAGCATTTACGTTTCCACTAGTAGTACTAGCAACAGACTTAACAGTTCGTTTGCTTGGTAAACACATTGCACGTTCAACAATTTTAGCGGCGTATCCGTTAGCAATTATTGGATCTATTGCAGTAGTAATGCTAGAAGGAGCGCCAACAAGTGTTGCTCTAAGAATTGGATTAGCAAGTGCAACTGCATATGCAGTAGGTACTATGCTAGACGTATATGTATTTCAAACACTACGAGAGCGCATGGCGCAATGGTGGATTGCTCCGGCAGTGTCGACCGTAGCGGCAAACGTTATTGATACATATGCATTTTTCTTTGTTGCCTTTAATAACTCAGCTGATGAGTATATGGCAGCTAATTGGGTGGAAATTGCTGGATCGCAAGTTGTGCTTAAAATTGCAGTAGGTCTTATTATATTCCTACCAGCATACGGATTACTACTTAGATATTTGTCTACTAGGATTCATGTTGATAGTGGTGTGCAAGGACTATTTAAGAACGCTGACAACGATTTAAAAGACAGCGACTAAAATATAATAGAGGGGAAAGATAATATTTTTCCCCTCTAGTTTTTAGAAGTCACGAAAGGACAGTAAATGATATCCACCGCTATTCTCATACCGGCTAGGTATGCTAGTACAAGATTCCCGGGTAAGCCACTTGAGCTACTAAACGGAGTACCAATGATTGAACGTGTGTACAATGCTGCTAAGGCAACAGGTTACGACACATATGTACTAACTGACGACATGCGTATCTTTAACTTGTTTAATGCTGACACTTGTTGGATAGATCAAGAAGTAGAATATGATAACGGTACAGAACGATGTGCTGGAGCTGCATCAAATGACTTCTTTAGCAAGTATGATCAATTTGTAAATGTACAAGGCGACATGCCAGATGTAACATCTGAAATGGTAGAGAAATGTATTACATTATTAAAGTACTATAATGTATCAACAGTTTATACTAAGATGCCAAAAGAAATGCAAGACGATCCCAATACAGTAAAATGTGTGCATGCTAGTGAATATGCATTATGGTTTGGCAGAGGCATTACCGGGTACGGTAGTTGGCATTTAGGAGTATACGGATATAGACGCAATGCACTTCAACAATATAATAATTTAGAAATACCCGAAGAAGAAAGTATTGAAAAACTTGAACAGCTTCGTTGGATTAAAAACAGTTGGCAAATCGGAATTAATCCTGTATACTATAAGGGTACTGAGATTAATTCACCTGAGGATGTAGATACATGGCACAACCAAAACTCCCAATAAAAGATATACTTGCCGCAATTGATATGAACGGCAAGAATGTTTGGAAAGAACTATCTGCTGAGGAGCGAAAGTCTGTTAGCTTTTGGTTATTAAATAGGTACGTTAGTGCTGTGCAGGGAAATCGCGACGAACAAGAATTAGCTGTTTTTAAAACAAACGAATATTATAATAAGAATTTTAATGTAATCGGTGTTGGTAAAGAAAACGGCCATCAAGAATTAATGTGGCAACTCTTATGTATGAGCGGCTCTTGGGGTGCAATTAAATATCATCCATATATTGGATTTAAGAAAAAAGCAGGCAATAACAATGCTACACTTAAATTTTTAGAACTAATGTTTCCCAACATGAAACTACACGAGGTCGAATTACTTGCTTCAATATCTACAAAAAAAGAACTTAAAACTTTTGCAGAAGAACACGGAATTGAAAATGTCAAGTTCTAAAAAGCCATTTATATGCGAGTACTGCGGATCAGGCTATATGAAAGAAAAAACATTAGCTGTACATATGTGTGAGAAAAAACGTAGAATATTGCAACGTACAGAGAAACGTGTACAGCTAGGACTAATTACATTTAATAAATTTTATCAAATTAGTATGGGTGCAAAAACTAATAAAACATATGAGGACTTTTGTAAAAGTCAATACTATAATGCGTTTGTAAAGTTTGGTAGTTTTGTATCAAATGTTAAGCCGTTGTATCCAGAAAAGTATATTGAGTATGTAGTAAAGAGTGGTGTAAAATTAGACCACTGGTGTAGAGAAGAACTGTACGAAAAGTATGCTTTAGATTTAATTAAAAAAGAAGCAATGCAAACGGCAGTAGAACGTTCAATTATAAATATGATGGAATGGGCAGACGAAAACAATAGTAAGTGGAATCATTATTTTAATTACGTTAGTTTAAATAGAGCCATTTGGCATATTAAAGATGGAAAAGTAAGTCCTTGGGTTATACTAAATTGTAAATCCGGACAAGCAATGCTAAGTAAATTTAATGACGAACAACTTGGCATGGTGTATAATATCATGGATCCAGAACATTGGGCTGTAAGATTTAGAAGACAAAAAGCCGATGTAGTAACAGTAAAAGAAGTTGTAAAGGAAAGTAACTTATGACTGGCCAACGAAGGGTTTTAAAACTTTGGGCTCGTACAGTAGGAATGCCTATCGGTATTACAGATAACGACAAGCCTGAGTTTTTGCCTATTAATCAAAGTGATGTGCAAAAAGCACTAGCGTTTAGAACATTTTGGATAGTACTACACGTTGTAACTTGTATGGCAATTATAGCCGGCAACGGTAGAACATTAGGATGGTGGTAGAATGAATACAACAGTTAATATTTGGATTACACATAGATACAACAAACATCCTGAGGAACATAATCCGTTTCTTGTAGGAGTGTACACTAGTAAAGAATTAGCAGACGCTGCTGGCAAAGCATCGTTAGAAATGTTTGCTGAAGATAGTATGCACTGGACTGTAACTATTAAAGCATTAGATGATAAGATAACACATGCCTGATATTGATATAGATTTCGCTGACAGAGATATTATACTATCTCAATTACAACATCGTATAGCGAAGTTAAATACTGGTAAGAAACACAACACTGGAGTCTACGCAACAGAGATTCCGCACAATCCTATAGACAACTTAGCCACAGTTGAACATAAGGAAGCAGACGAACGTGGCTACTTTAAACTAGACTTCCTTAATGTAAGTATATACAAGGAAGTTAAAAACGAAACACATTTAACAGAACTTATGGAAAGGACCCCACTATGGCAACTTCTGGAACACGCAGACTTCAGCAATCAAGTCTTTCATCTAAACGGTCACAACGAACTATTGAAACAATTGAAGCCTACATCGGTAGAGCATTTGGCAGCGACACTAGCGATTATTCGTCCAGCGAAGAGGTACCTAGCGAACAAAAGCTGGGAAACAATAATAAAGGAAGTATGGATCAAACCAACTAATGGTGATTACTTCTTTAAGAAAAGTCATGCACATTCCTATGCAATGGCTGTTGTAGTACATATGAATTTATTATGCGAGGAACTAACTAGTGGAAATTGATGAGTATAGAACTGTATTAGCAGACATACAACAGAGAAATTGGAAAGACGAAGAAGGTAATAAATTAAATGATATTGGATATAAGTATTCAAAGAACTTTTGGAATTACTATAACGAAAAACAATTTTGTGTAGAACATATGGACTTAGCAAATGTTAACACAGTGCTTGACATTGGCGCCGGGGTTGGGTTGCTTGGAGTAATATTAGAGGACATTAACCATCTAGATATTACAGTTGAGGCAACTGATATAGGAGAAACATTCGGCGGCGGAATGTATCAAGAAATATTTGCACACATGAAAACACCAAGACACATGTGTGAAATAAAAAATAGAACACCAATTATACTTCCAAAACATTATGATATGATTACTATGACTAGAACAGTGTTTGATAGAGAAGAGATGGCAGGTATGAAAGAAGGAACTTATCCACCTGCATCAAAATCAGAAGATTGGATTCCTCCTGAGCAATTTGATTATGAATTTTTTCTTGATGATATATTTCAATACTGTGATCGTATTTTTTGGAAAACAAATTATCAAAGTTTAAAAAATAAAAATTTATTTCCTAAGAGTGTACAGCCGTTCTTGTGGTGGCCAATGAAGAGATTAGAAGATAACCAAAAATTATTTTCTATGGATAAGCCGTATCGCGCTTGGTACATTGTACTAGATAAAAAAGATTGGATTAGTAGATAATGAATTATGAAATGATTGATTATAGAAAACCTAAGAAACCTCAATTAGGTCCGTGGCTAACATACAGTGTGCCTGAAAAGTTTGCTCTAGGATATGTGTGGAAATTATTTTTTTATATGTTTTTAATACCGTTTGTATTAGGAATGACTTTAACATCTATAGGACTGCTACTTAACTTTATAATATTTGATTATATCTATTATAGATATATTAAGTATTCTATTTCTTAGATCGTCTTACAAGTTGTACTGATTTTCTTTTAATACGTTTGATTGAAAGATTTCCTAAATTAACACATGGCCCTGTGCTTATTTTAACATCCTTAGAATTCATTGTCATAAGAGCATATTGAAACGGTTCGAACTCTTCTCTTAAAAATATATTAATAGGAATCATCCTGTTTGATTCCCACCACCATATTTCTCCTAAATCTAGAAATACTCTTTTATGTGCTTCAGTTCGTATTTTAGTGTATACGTACATAGAAGTTACATGTTGATCTTGATTAACAATTATACCAACATACTCTACGCCGCCGTACGTAGCAATACTGATAAATGGAAAATTTGTTTCTATATCTTTTAGTAGCATTAGTTCTTTTTGTTATCCGATAAATATATGTATGAGTCAGTTAATACCTAGATATTTAGTCAATAACAGGATCACGATCGTAGCCAATGTGGCAGGAATCGTAACGGAGTATAAACCAGTGTATCAAAGAAACATAAAAATATATAAGAATATAGATAATGTATTACAGTTTAGAGTACTTAATGCAGATCAAAAGCCGTTAGCACTTGGAGCATACACTACAAAGTTTGTAGCATTTGACGAAAACAAAAAACTTATTGTAGAACACGACGGAGTAGCAGTAGTAGGAGACGATAGTGCAGCAACTAGAGGATTGTTTTCTGTAACCATTACAATGAATGATTTGTTGGGGATTGACACACAATACCTAAGTTACAATATATTCTTGAAAGACGCAAGTAATAACAACGTAATAACCTATTCCGATACTGACTTTGGTAATGCTGGTACTATATATGTTGACTCGGGTGCAATGCCAGGACCGGGCGACTCTTATAGCTTTACACAGTTCCAACAAGAAAATATTAATAGCGGAACATTTGTTAGTGAAGCAAAGACTGCAGAACCTGCTATTAATGGTAACGATGCATTACACACAGCTGCAATATATACATCTGCATACACAGGCAATGTTGTAGTACAAGCTACATTAGATAGTTCAGTAACCGAATCAACGCTTTGGGGCGATGTAGCAACAGTTACGTTTACAGGATCAGAAACTACTCCAATCGCAGTAAACTTTAATGGCGTATTTAATCATTTAAGATTTAAAACAACAGCAAGCCCTGCAGATAAAATTTCCAAAATACTTGTACGAAACTGATTGACTTCTTAACATAAAGACGTTATAATATTACTATGAGTATAGTAATAGACACAGTCCTGATGTATCTTCCACAAAAGCGTAAAACAACGCCAAGCGGCTGGGTATCTTTTAACGGACCGTGTTGTCAACATAACGGACAGTCTGCTGATACTAGGCAACGTGGCGGAGTCATTCAAGAAGGTGAAAACATAAGTTTTCATTGTTTTAACTGCGGCTTTAAAGCAAGTTGGCAACCCGGCCGTAATATATCATTTAAACTTCGTAGTCTATTACAATGGATGCATGCACCTGATGATGTAATTAATAAACTTGCATTACAAGTTATGCAAGAAAACGAAGGCATACAAGTACAGACATCGTTAGTTGAAGTTCCTACATTTGACGATGTAGCGTTACCCGACGGTGCTATAAGAGTTGCCGACATTACTGACTTTAATAAACATAGCCTTGCTATACTTGAATATATGGCGTCACGCAACTTACATGTTGAAGACACAGAATACTATTGGTCTCCTAGCTTAGGGTATAGAGATCGTCTAATAATTCCGTTTTACTATGAAGCCCGTATTGTAGGATGGACGGCTAGAACTATTAAGCCAGATAGTAAGTACAAATACATGTCTGAGCAACAACCAGGGTACGTGTTTAATTTAGATGAACAACGTCCGCAGAAAATATTTGTTGTAGTATGCGAGGGCCCAGTTGATGCATTACACGTAGATGGAGTTGCCCTACTTGGTAGTGAAATCAAAGATCAGCAAGCGATGCTAGTAAATAGATTAAATAAAGATGTAATAGTTGTTCCGGATAGAGATGAAGCTGGTAGAAAATTAATTGAACAAGCTATTGAATTTGGATGGGGAGTTAGTATGCCTGACTGGGATACTGACATAAATGATATAGGCGATGCAGTTAATAAATATGGACGGTTATATGCGTTGCATAGGATTGTAAGTTCAGCTGACACTAGTCCATTAAAGATTAGACTTAAGGAGAAAAAATGGTTTATCTAAGAAAAATAAAAGACATTATTATATGGCCGTATGTTGCAATACGCGATCATATACGTTACAAACAAAAAATGAAAAAACTTAAAGAAGCAGATCCATTTATCTATAAATAGGAGCAAGATTATGAATACTATACAAGTACAGGCCCCACGCCAGGCGTATGTAGCTAACGAAACTGTTCGACCAAGTGTGCCAAAAGAAGACATACATTGTGCAGATGAAAAACACCAGCAAGTAGTATCGCAAGTTAAAGTAATACAGGAACTGTATAGCGACAAAGCAGATCGAATTTTAGAAGAAGCACGTAAAGAACAAATATCAGACTACCAAGCAGACGGTAAAAGTAGGTTAGAAAGAATTCAACAAGGGACTATACTGGATATTAAAATATGATAACATGGGGTATGGTAGGTAATAGTCACGACGCTAGTTTAGCAGTTTTTGAAACACGGGCTCGAGGGTTATCG